AACACTGATTGATGGTATAAAATTAATTACACTACAAGGTACACAGCCACTAGTCAAACATGGACAAGTGCGTTGGTATCAAAAAGTACAAAAAGGCAACACATATTTGGTATCACTAGATCCATGTTTAGGTACAGGTGGAGATTTTGCGGCCATACAGGTGTTTAGTTTACCAGATTTCAAACAAGTTGCTGAATGGCAACACAACAAAACGCCTATCCAGGGGCAAGTTAGGGTTATGCATAGCATACTCAAAGAAATAGATCAACAGTTACGAGCAAGTGGTACACCAAATCCAGAGATATATTGGACTATTGAAAATAACACACTTGGTGAAGCCGCAATTGTAACTGTTGACGAAATGGGCGAAGACAAATTTCCAGGATATTTCTTGCATGAACCAAGAAAAGGTGGACAACAACGTAGAGTTGTGCGTAAAGGATATAACACTACTAACAAATCAAAAGTCACTGCTTGTTCAAAACTAAAAGCATGGGTAGAAACAGATAAAATTACACTATATTCAAAACCACTTATACGAGAACTAAAAGTTTTTGTAGCAAAAGGAAATTCATTTGAAGCAAAATCTGGCGAGCATGATGATCTAGTGTCAGCATTACTATTAGTAGTTCGTATGACAGACTTTTTAACCAAATATGATGCTACGATGGAAGAATCATTGGGAGCTCGCTTAGATGATGACGATGATTGGCAAGAACCAATGCCTATAATTATATAGGAAAGCATAAATACTAGTATGGCAGTAAATATTGAAACAGTAGCGAACAAGATATTCAAAGTTATCAAGGGTTCTGGGCATGAAGTTAAGATGTACGATGCATCTACAGGCAATGAAACAGTAAATCCAGAGCTTTCTCGCTATTTTTATGTGAAAACACCCAATTATATGGTTCATTTAGATCCAGATAACAGTGAAATTAAACTGCATCAGGGTGCTGAAAAGATAGATAAAAATATACAAGGAGTCATAAATAACATTAAGCATATTGCAAAGAGCTATATGCTTGATTTTGATCATAGAATTTTTGGCAAAGAATTAACGCCAAAGAACTATGCTTTTAAAATTGATCAAAATAGGAATGAAAGAGACATGAGCGAGTTACAAACAGAAGGTTATACACCATTACAAGGATCAACAAAAACAAGTGAACAAAAACTTGAAGGTGTTAAAGTGATCGTAAGACACAACAAAGCAGTTGATGAAACTAGCAGAGGTGCTAGATCAAGAAACATTCAAGGTATTTTTGTAGAAACATCAGAAGGTGAAAGATTTAAATATCCACACATTCATTTAAATGGTGCTAGAGCAATGGCACGCCACGTACATGCTGGTGGTAAACCACATGACGAAGTTGGTGAAGCAATTGTTAACCTATCAGATCAATTAGCAAAATTAAAAGAAGTTACAAAATTTGCAAGACGCTTTTCACAAGTACAAGAACAAGCGGCAGATATACTACCATTAGTAGACAACAAAGTTTCAAATATTAAAAAAACAATTCATAAATTAACTACAGCAAGTGGCTACGCAGACTTTAAAGAAAATTACAAAGCAACAGAAACTGTAGAACCAACTATTGAAGCATTAGAAGAACTAAAAGGTAAATTTACAGTTACAAAATTTGATGAAAAAATTGGTGAAGTACTTCCTTTGCTACAATCGATTGTTGATGAAGCCAAAGCAGAACAAGACAATTCATCAAAAGCATTAGCAGATAGAATTATGTCAAAGATTAAAGCAGGTGATTCAGTTGATATGCATGAACCAAATGCTACACAGCAAGAATATGATCCAGAAAAAGTTGGAGCATTCACAAACAAAGATGCAAAAGTGGCATACAGACTTTCAGACTTGGCGGCTAAAATCAAAGACGATGAAATGAGTGTGTTCCTTGCAAGACTTTCTGACAAGTTTACAGGTTATGCGACAGATCCAAATATCAAAATGAAGATCAAACAAGATCCTGAAACATATTTAATTCAACCATGGGAAAAAGAAACTGCAAAAGCAATCATCCAAGGTGTAAAAATGAAAACTATTAAACCTGAATTAGAACAATTACCAAAAGCAGAAGATGTTGTTCCTGATCCAGAAGCAGAATTAGAAGAAATGGTTGCACCATATGGTGAAGATGAATCATTTATCACAGAAGCATCAGCATGTAATTGCGATGAAAATTGTTCATGTGGTGGTAACTGTGGTGCAGATTGTAATTGTCACGCAGGTTGTAAATCAACTAATGAATCTCATGACATTAAAGACAAAGAAGATTATATGGCAAAGAAAAAAGCCATACAAGATATCCAAATAGATCCAAACACACACAAAGATGAAAAACTTAAAAAAGAAATTATGAGACGTAAAGCAGAATTAGATGCTGAAGCAAAAGAAAAAGGCATGAAAGAAGAGCCAATGACTCAAGCAGATTTAGATTCAGGAAGATTTGCTGACATGCATGACTTTGAAGAATACAAAGATGCAGTAATGAGTGACATTAAAGATCCTAAAAGCATGTACGCAGGTAAATCAAAACAGGAAATAGTCGCGATGCTGAGAAAAGAAGCAGATGGAATTGGTTATGCTGATGTATCAGATGGTGATAGACGTCCTGAAGAACCAACGTGGTTAAACAAAATTGCAGATGAAATAGAAAACACAAGAACAGAAGCAAGTGGATATGAAGGACAATCAGAAGCACACGCACACCAAATATCACTAGACGGTGATTTTGATATGGATAGAGGCATAAGCGATAAAGATTGTGGCGATATTGAACTTGCGTTAATGAAAGCCGGAATTAAATCACAATGCCAACCAGATGAAATGAAACAAGGTGGTATTGTTATCCATACTATGGCTGATAGAGATGCTACTGTTGATGCTTTAGATAAAGCAGGGTTCAATATTAATGAAACTGCAACAGAAAATCCAGAAATTCAAAGAATTAAAGACCTAGCAGGTCTTTAGTAAACACCTCCCAACAAAAGAACCTAAGGCTCCTATGCTATGGTTCTTTTTCTCTAAAAAATCACTTGACAAAACCAAAAATAATAAATATAATAGTAAATAATGTTAAAAGCATTATTTAATTATAGGCTAACATATACTAACAAAGGCTAATATAGGCTAATATAGGAGAAAATAATATGGCAACTCTAGCAGAAATTAGAGCAAAACTTCAAGAACAAGAAGTAAAACGTTCACCAAATAGTTCAGGAGGCGACAACGCAATTTATCCGTTCTGGAACATTCCTGAAGGCACAACAGCAACACTAAGATTTTTAGCAGACAAAGATCCTGACAATACTTTCTTTTGGGTTGAAAGACAAATGATTAGATTACCATTCGCTGGTATCAAAGGTCAGTCTGAAGCAAAACCAACTATGGTACAAGTTCCTTGTATGGAGATGTGGGGAGAACCATGTCCAGTATTAAGTGAAATTCGTCCATGGTTTAAAGATCCAAGTTTAGAAGACATGGGTAGAAAATATTGGAAAAAACGTTCTTACATTTTCCAAGGCTTTGTTGTTAACTCTCCACTTGAAGAAGATTCAACACCAGAGAATCCAATTAGACGTTTTGTAATTAATCCGTCAATCTTTAACATTATTAGATCAGCATTGATGAATCCAGATATGGAAGATCTGCCAACTGATATTGATAAAGGTAGAGACTTTAAATTAACCAAAACTCAAAAAGGTGGTTATGCAGATTATTCAACTTCAACTTGGTCTTTCAAAGAAAGATCAGTGAGTGACAGTGAAAGATCAGCAATTGACTCTCATGGGTTACATAATCTAGGTGATTATCTTCCTAAGAAACCTTCTGCAGAAGAAGTAAAAATTATTGCAGAAATGTTTAAAGCATCTGTTGACGGTGAGTTGTATGATGAAAGCAGATTTGGTCAGTACTACAGACCAGCAGGCATGGCATCAAACAGTGCAAACACTACTAAAACTAGAACAGAATCCGCGGCAACGACTGCTCCTGCTCCACAGGCAGAAGCACCAGTAACTGCGGCACCTGTTACAGAAGCAAAAGTAGAAGCACCTGCGGCACAGCCAGAAGTGGCAACTGCTACAGCAACAGCAACTGAAGACAAGTCAAAAGCATCAGCAGATGATATTTTGGCAATGATCAGAGCTAGACAAAGCAAATAAAAACGTATATAGTATTAGTGCATAGGCAACTATGCACTACTACAAACAAGGAGAAATTATGGTAAGACCATTTGACGTAAGCAAATTTAGAAAGTCAATAACAAAAAGCATTGGTGGTATTTCTACAGGTTTTGATTCTGATCCAGACACATGGATATCAACAGGAAACTACTGCTTAAATTATTTGATTAGTGGCGACTTTAATAAAGGTATACCACTAGGTCGTGTAACAATGTTAGCAGGTGAATCAGGTTCTGGTAAGAGTTTGATTGCTTCTGGTAACATTATTAAAAATGCACAAAAGCAAGGCATATTTTGTATTGTTTTTGATTCAGAAAATGCATTAGATGAAAATTGGTTACAAGCACTTGAAGTAGATACATCCCCAGAGAAATTAATGCGTATTAACGTAGCAATGATTGATGATGTAGCAAAAACTATTTCTGAGTTTGTAACAAATTACAGAAATGATTATGGATCTTTAGAACAAAGTGAAAGACCAAAAGTTATGTTTGTAATTGATTCATTAGGTATGTTGTTAACTCCAACAGATGTTGCACAATTTGAAAAAGGTGATATGAAAGGTGATATGGGTAGAAAACCAAAAGCCTTAACAGCACTTGTAAGAAATTGTGTTAACATGTTTGCTGAATTAAATTTAGGATTAGTTTGTACAAATCACACATATGCATCACAGGATATGTTTGATCCAGATGACAAGATTAGCGGCGGACAAGGATTTGTATATGCAAGTTCAGTTGTAGTTGCTATGAAAAAATTAAAACTAAAAGAGGATGAAGCAGGAAACAAGATATCAGATGTTACTGGTATTAGATCAGCAGTCAAAGTAATGAAAACAAGATTTAACAAACCATTTGAAAGTGTACAGGTAAAAATTCCATATGAAGCAGGAATGGATCCGTATAGTGGTTTAGTTGATCTTTGTGAGAAAAAAGGATTGCTAGTTAAAGAAGGTAATAGACTCAAGTATGTTGACCGATTTGGTAAAGAACATAAGCATTATAGAAAAGATTGGACAGGTGAAAATCTTGATCTTATAATGGCAGAATGGAATAATGTCAAATCGGAGGTAGGAGCAGAACAAACTGCTGAAGCGGAGGCATAAAATGACAGAAGACATTCAGATATTAATTGAAGCATGGGACAAGTTGAAAAACTATGTACCAGCAAAAGATAGATTGGATGCGGCCATTGCCTATGTGACTTTGATTGATGACTATGGTGCAGATGAATCAGACTGGAGAGAAGTGTTTTCACATTCAAGTCATTTGCATGAAGCATATAATGAAGTATATGGAGAAATGGAAGAAAACGAAGATCCTTATAACGAAGACGAAGATGAGGACTATTAATGATTAACTGGTATGGTTTAGTTTCAAAAGATCTAGGTAAGTTACCTGATTGTATTGATTACTATCTAAAAGAACTAGACGAGGCTAGAAAAGAAGCAGGACTTTCTGGAAATATTGAACGGAATGCTTCACAGATACCTGGTGTAGTTGAACATAGATTTAATCAGTTACAAGAAATTGAAGCCATACTAGAACATCTTAATATAGAATTACGTAAGACACGAGCAAGGCATTATAAAAAGTTCTTAGAAGCATACCAAAGAGCTTTAACATCAAGAGATGCTGAAAAGTATATTGATGGTGAGGATGAAGTTGTTACTATGAGCCAACTTATAAATGAATTTGCTCTTGTGCGTAATAAGTATCTTGGCTTGTTAAAAGCCATTGATGCTAAACAATTTCAAATCAACAACATTGTTAAATTAAGGGTAGCAGGATTAGATGACGCAGAACTATACAGCAAAAACACAAGATAAGACAAAACAATATGGTTTTAAGAACCACGAGCTTGATCCTATGGAGCAAATGCGTAGGTCGTTACTTACAAAAGAAGATCAAGTTCAATTGTTAAAAAAAACTGTAGCAGATGAAGTTAAAGAAAAATACTCACTGTACAAAAAAATAAAAGAACTTAACGAAGAGTTATATAAGTTAAAAAACAAGTTTAAGAATAATCTTTAAGAGGACCGCCATAT